CGGACTGCTTTTCGATTGTGGTTGCGGTTCCACCGTCAACCAGTTGTACGATATCACCTGTGGCAATCGCTGTGCCATAACCCGATGCAATCGGATACTGGCGGAAAGCCTCAAGAGAACCACTGTCTAGACGACCAATCGGGCGCAGACCGAAGGGAGCGGCTGCTGAAGACATATTTCTCTCCTTCTAATCAAGCCATTTCAAAAATGGTAAGCGCCCCACAAGGGTTACTTACCAAACGATGTTTTAGTCGTGCGCTCTGGGTTCAGAACGGGCATGCGTGGATCAGATTGACGGAGATAACTATTATCAACAGCATCCTGCTGATCTTGGTTCATCTGTTGGTGCGCGTCAGTTCTTGATTCAACGTAATCTGTGGAGTTTTCGCAAAGAAGCAAACCTCCAACCTCAACATTACCCTCAAAACGAGAATCGTGATCGGGTATTACCTGTAGTTCAGGATGATCTTCTGCTTTAACCGGTGTCCACCCATTGCGGAACTTAGACGACACGTTCTTGTTGTCTGCATCACCCATGATCGATGTGCGTACCCAGCGGTACTCAATACCATCACGAGGCTCTGGATCAGGCAACATTGTCGGCCTTTGCCACGACTTCTTGCGCTCTTGCTTGTCTCTTGACTCGGTTGAGCGAGGTGTACGGTTAGACATTAGATGCCTCCTTTAAAAGTTGCGCCGCGTATTGTTCAGGAGTTACACCAAGCCTCTTGGCGAGAGAAACTTGGGTTGAGGTTAGCTGCACTCTGCGTGGTTTTTTTGCACTCCGGTTAGCGGGGGCAACCACGTTACCAGTTTGACGGGTCGGTGCTTCCTCAACTTCAACCTCATCAAACTTGTCTGGAAATCTTTTACGCATAGCCTCATCGACTGCGCTATAATAATCTTCTACCCTTTCCGGGTTCATTGGATCAATACCATTCTTTTTGAGCCTCTCATGGACTCCGAAGGCAAATCCAGTCATTTCTTCATCTTCACCGAACCACTTATTGTCAGATGCCCACTGCTTTGTTCGGTCATCAACTTCATATTTTTGTTGTTGCGATGGCTGTGCTTGGGGCGCTTGAGGAACTGGCGTCTCTTGCTGCCTCTTAACTGGCCTGTAGGACTCTACCTTGAACTTTTCATTCTGAAGAGCGGTTAGCTTCTCCTGAGCGTCAATCAACTTGTCAGGATCACCAGTTTCATATGCCTCTTTGTAAGCGGCTTTTGCTGTGTTGATCTGAGCCTCTACACGACCCTTTGCCTGCTCAACAAGGGTAGACTCTCCTTCTTCAAGGGTCTTACGCAGCTTGTTGTTTTCTTCTTGAACTTTTTGAGCGTATGAAACAGCCTCTTCACGAATCCGTTGAGCCTCTTCTTTTGCCCTGCGCTCTTCATGATACTCGTATCTAATCTGCTTTATGCGCTTCTGGACGTTCTCTCCATAGTTAGAGACTTCATCGTCTTCAGTTGCTTCCGGCTGTGTTTCTGCCTTTCGCTTTGGACGATCACGGTCCTCTGGCGGCGTATCATCAACAATATCTATTTCCAGTTCGCTGGTGTCAACAATATCCACCTCATTTTCCAGAGGTGCCTCATCAAACTTTTCTGCTGGATTTGTACTCATGCTCTTTTGTATCCCCTTGGGTCTTCAACGACTGCTTCCACAGTGTCGTCATTGATCAAACGAAACTCTTGACTGTCAATCTTGAAGCGTGTGCCGGAATAAGATCTGAAGATGACGAAATCGCCCTCTTGGCAATAAGCACCGTTAGGAAACTTATCCTTATCCTGATAAGCGTCAGGGCCAGCCTTGACTACAAAGCCAATAACTGAAGCTGTCTGCTCTGCTGATTTCAGTGAATCCGGCATGTAAATGCCAGCGTCCGTTTTCTCTTTAACCTCTAAAGGCTTTATCAAGAGTTTGTAGCCTGTAGGCTCTGGTATTTTAGTTGCGACCTTCTGATCGACTTCTTTAGTTGCAGAATACATCTGTCTTCCTTGCAGTGATTGAGGTTCACAGTACCTTGCGGTGTTAACCGTATTAGTCCTCTTGGAACAATTTTTCTAAATCTAATACATCTCTCTCCACTAAAGCAAGTGCTTCTACTTTGCCAACAAGTCGCATGTAGGAGCTATAGTCTTCACAACCCCCTCCAGCCATGTGGTCAGCTATGTGGTTCATGTACTCACGAATCTTTTGCCTTACGGCCTCTAGTTCATTCATTGTTTCCTGTTATCTCCCTAGCTATTTCACGCCCAAGCTCTATTCCGTCTCTTAGATCCTCTCGACGCATATTCTCTGCATCTTGGGCGATTTGAACACCGAGCCTAGCGCCTTCACGCTTCTCTTCTGACTCGATACGATCTTTCTGCACTTCAACATTTGCTGCTTTTGCTTGAGACTCTGACTGCAACTTAGCAACATCAAGCTGCTTTTTATGCTCAAACTCTGCTTCCTTCAGCGCAAGTTCACGCTGTTGGATCTGGGTGAGTGGATCTTGCTGCTGCTTCATGGCTTGTTCTTGTGCCATTTCTGCCTGATCCTTCTTCAACAACTTTGCAGCCGCCTCGGATGCAAGACGAGATATTTCAATCTCAACATCTTCTGGGAGCGGCTTATCCTCATCTGGCATACCAACGCCAAGGTTCTTTTCAATCTCTTTGCGATACTGGAACGCCACATGCTCTGTGACGTGGGCTGACATGGCGGCTTGGATAGCACCAGCAAACGGACTCTGTCCGACAATCTCTTGCAACTTTGGATCTTGTGCCGCTGCCAAGTGAACTTGGATGTGTGCTTCGTGATCCTGATACTTGAACGCTTTGACAGGCTCCTGCTTCAGCATTGCCATGTTTTCCGTAACCGGATCTGCTGGCTTAATGTCGTCAGGCAGCTTAATGATCTCATCAGCATCCTTGATGCCAAGAACCTCCAGCATCTGTCGGTGAAGTTTGCCCATGTCGTAAAGGTTCGGAGCTTGCTGTGCTAGCTGTAGGGCCGCTTGATACTGAACAACACGCTGAGACATGGTTGCAGCATTCGGGTCAGATACCGGAACAACATCGACGCGATCATCAAAATCCTTGCGTCGATCAAAATCACCGTCCATCTCGTATGCGTACTCTGACGGCATGTAGTCTTTGATGACCACAGCAAGAAGGCCAAGCTCTCTTTTAAGCGCTGCATGTAGTCTGGCCTGTACACCAGACATAACCTTCATGCTCCGCTCCATGATAGCTAGCGTTGTTCCTACTGGGGCCTGCGGGTTGAGGTTTCCAACTTGTACATCCGCAACGGAGCCAACCCGTCTCCCCTCTTCAACGATATTTCCAAGCAGTTGATAGAGGACTGAGGACGGCTCTTTGTAAGGAAGGAATGCAATCGAATCCCTAATTGCACCGCCCGGTACGTCCACATCGCGGAACTCACCCGGCATGAGAGGCGAATCATCGCCTTTAATGCGAAGACCCCTAGCCTTGAGGCCAGCAGGGAGGTTCGATAGCGTACCAGCGTCAATAAGCTGACGAAGAATAGAAGTGGCGCTCTTAGCAAGACCGCCAATAAGATGAATAAGACCCGTTCCATAGAACCCGAGGCCGGGTAGGTAGCGATAATGTACGAAGTGTTGTCTCTTACGTTTTTTAGGATCTCCCTCATACCAGTTCCTTCTCACTGACAGGACGATCCTAGACGATTTGTCTAGGGTAACAACATATGGACGGGCTATGCCGTCAGGATCATCAAATGGCTCTGGCATATTCAAATCGACATGAGCTTCCAAGATTGTGTGCCGATCATCGTCCTCAATGACGGCTGTCTCTCCTTCGATCTCGTCGTACTTTTCTTGAATTTCTGAATAGTCAGGCTGTGGGTCTGGAAGCTCTATGTCGCGATAGAACCCATTAACCTGTAGCTCGACAATCTCGTTGGAGTTTTTCTTCATCACATGCGTGTAGCGGGGGCATGTGGCGAGATCAGATGCGCCGTAGGAGACAACGAAGTCTTCTGCCGGTACAAACATGGCAGCGGGGCGCTCCATCAGAGGATCATAGTAAACCTTCTTGAACGCAGAGCCAGCCAAAGGAAGACGGAACAGCATCTGCTCTGTCTCATCGCGGTATTCGGTCATCTTTTCTGTCAGGAGATAGTTCATCTCCTCTTCGACACGCTGGGCCTGCTCACCCTTTTCGGCGTCTTTTCTGCCGACGATCTTTGTGCGAACAGGACCGGAAGCAGGGAACAGTTCTCCCATTGCCTGTGCTTGGAAGCGAACAACAGCTTCTGTGAGGAGTGGGTGGAACACTCCTGCCGCACCCTGCCAAGGCTGAGTGCGCTCTTCAATCTTCATGCCAAGAAGGTCTAAACCGCGTGTGTAGCTTCTTGCCCAATCACGGCGGGACTGCTTGTCAGTTTCAAAATCTGTAATCAGTTCCGACGCCATGTCTTCAAGATCGGCGTCTTCCATGTATTCGGCTAGGTTGGCGTCATGGTCCGGCCCCATGATCTGATCAACCATGTCACCTGAGAAATCTATAACCATCGCACCATCATCATCAGATATGGATACCGCTTCGGGGTTGACGATCTCGACCTCGACAGCCTCTGTATCCTCAACATCCACATCAGATGGTGTCATTTGCTTTTCGACTGCCATTTCAAATCCCCTTAATAGTAATCAACCGGCCTTCTGTAGGTCGGTTCATCATCCCACTCATCCATCGATGTTCTAATCCACCCACCTTGGCGGAACCTCAACAGAGCCTGAGTGGTGGAGTCAACCAAATCATCGTGGTCTCCGGACGGGAACGAGGCACATTCTTCAATAACCTCGTCAGCCCACCGTGTTGCAGGACACCATATAACACCACTGGCGAATAAATCACTAACCGCATTTACACGGGCTATCTTATCCTGCCCCCTCGACGGTGTAAACTCCGTGACCGGAATGCCCATTGCGCGAAGCTCAAATATCAAGGGAGAACCGGCAGCTTTTGCTTCTACGATCATCTGATCTGGCTCAAATTCCCAGTATTTTTCGTATGCAGCCCTTTTCAGATCAGGAAACTCTAGTTTTTCCTTGTATGCGTCCAGCAATATTAGATTTGGCTGCGAATCCCCATTTTCATCGGGGTTATAAAAGACCCCCCACGTTGTGCAGGCACTGTAATCGGCTCTCTGTGTCTTCAAAAACGCCGTATCCCAGCTTTGAATGATGGCTTCACACGGAGGAGGGTTAGGTCGGTCCCACTCTTGCCACCATTCTCGCTTAATCAGCGCACCTTCTTCCGAAGTTGGGTTCTGCTGGTACTGAGCAGACCACTTTGAAACAGGAAGTTCGGCTTTCAGGGACTCAAGTTGATCAATCGGCCAGAACTCAGGCCATAAAGGCTGGCCAGACGGCATAATTGCGGGGAGTTCTATAACTTCCCACTCATCGACGCCCTCTTTTTGGGTGACAGACTTGATAATTTTGCCTGTCAGGTCTCGTGTAGACCACCTCGTCATTACGATAATTATTGATCCACCCGGCTGAAGTCGCTGTCGGGGTCCAGATGTGTACCATTCGTAGGTTTTGTCGTAGACATCTGCGTTATATGCACCAAGTGCAGCCTCTTGCTCCGAATGTGGGTCATCGATAATCAGGACATCGGCACCCTTACCTGTAACAGCACCGCCAACACCAATAGCGAAGTAGTCACCGCGCTTATTTGTGTTCCATCTGCCCGCTGCCTTGGAGTCGGAAGACAGTTCGATGCCGGGGAAGACGCTTTGGAAGTCGTCCTGACCTATCAGGTTCCTCACCTTACGGCCAAATCCGACCGCCAGTTCGGCAGTATCTGCCGTCTGAATGATCTTTTTCTCTGGATATCTGCCAAGAAACCATGCCGGGAACAGGTATGAGGCGAACTCTGACTTGGTATGTCGGGGTGGCATGTTGATTATCAGGCGCTTCAGTTCACC